TATATTGTTCATTCTGATATGCCAGGTAAAAAAGTATGCAGTGTACTGTAATGAAAATGCATTACTGATGTTTTTAGCAATACGGGACGTTTGAAATTAAATTCGTCGTTTATAAAGGTTATTCTGAGTCGCTTAAAGACACATTAAGTGTCGATTTCTTAAATGATGAATGGCAGTTTGGCAATGGACTTATTACAGATAACGACATTAGTTATAGGCAAAATGGTAACGTTTTGTCATATATAATGGATCATCTGATACTATTGATCCACTTAATCATAAGTTAATTATTCGTATTAAAGCAGATGCTCCGAATGGTTTTACTATGCATAATTATCATACTAATGAGTCGTTCACTTATTATGGTGTTTTGAAATCCAATCAAACACTAGCTTTAAATGGTGTACATCGATAATAGGTAATAATCGTATTGGTATTGATACAAATTATGACTGGATAACACTTGCACCTGGTAATAACAATATTGAAATTGAAGGCAATGGATTATCAAATGTGTATGCAGAATTTGAATTTAACTTTATTTATAGGTAGGTGAGAGTATGAAAGAACTTGTGGTTGAAAATAAAGCAGGAAATTATGCTGAGATTTTAACTGATTACGATTACGATACATTTAAGTATGAATATGAAAAAAATAATGAACGTTCAATCTCTCTCACAGCTTATAAATCAAGCGGCAATGAAGATATATTCGATATGTTAGTTAATGAAAACTATATTATTGAGAATGGACAATACTATGTTATTAAATCTACATCGCTTAAATACGATAGCCAAATGGTACTTAATGATGTGATTGCTAAGCATATTTTTATGGACTTTCAAAATCACTATGTAGATAAAGACATATCGAAAGAAACTCTTAATGATTCACAAGTAGATGAAGCCAATGCACCACAATATACTTTAGATTCCTATTTATCATTCGGTTTCAAAGATAATAACCTCGGATTTAGTTACGAAATTGTTGGAGATTTTAGTCAAACAGCACCTGTATCAGAACTTGGAGGTCAAAATGGTATTGAGTTTATTGTTGCTGGCGCTGAATTGTTTAATTATATTTATTTTGCAGATAATAAAAAAATTTATTTTTATACACCTGACACATTTTATAAACGCTGTCAATACCAATAATCTATAGGGCAAATTCAGACGAATTACAATGTGATATTGTCACAACAGATATGAAACTTATATTAAGGGCTATGGCAAAAAGAAAACAGCAGAAGAGACAAAAAACTATCAACCAAAAAACCTAAAGACTTTAAATTATCTGGTTCTTTTAAAAAAGAAGGTACTTGGTACTCAGAGACAAAGGAAGCAAGTTTTTCGATTAAATTTAATTGTAAGTGGGGAAATGAAACTCTGACTTGGACAAATAAGCAATTGTCGCTTGGTGGTGTAGTAGATGTATACCTTGACGATAAAAAAGTTGGTACATACTCTCAATACAGCAAACGCTCGAAGACTAATCAAATCACTATAAAAAAAGGATTAGAAAAAGGTAGTCATTCCTTTAAAGTTGTATTTAAAGGTGGTAAATCAGGTGTAGATTATAAGAAAAAAACACCTCGTTTACTAATCGGAACAGAAAAAACAAATGTACTGAACTTAACAGCAGAACTTAAAGGAGAAGATATCTATCATGTAGTAGACGAATATAAAGCACCTACTTTTGATACGTTCGGGATGATGCAAGCACCTACTGTGTTCGATGATAATGCAACAACTAAAACACAAATACGCAAAAGCATGATGGAACAATTAAATGATAGTCCTACAGTTGAACTCGCTACAAATTATTTAGGTACTGATGATGATAGATATTATATAACTAGTGATGATATTGCAGAAAATAATGTAGTTCGTTTCGTTCACAAACCATTGCAATTTAACAGTGATCTTAAAGTTGTTAAAATTACACGTTATCATTCGAAAGCAAATAAGCCTGTGGAAGTCGAATTCAGCAATGCTAAACAAGATATTATTAGCATACAAAACCAAATTAATTTACGCATAAAACGTGCTAATAGCAAAATAGCCAATGGAAGTTGGACAACCGATAAGAATATGAAATACGATTTTATGTCGAACGTGGTAGGGAGTGTATTAGTAGATGAGTAAAGAAATACCAGCAATTTTTATGCAAGATCCAAAAACTGGGGAGAATGTATATGTTGTTTCGCATGTGAATTATGTGGACGGCATGCCAGATGACTTTGAGAATTACGATTTAGAGGGATTGCAAGATAATATATCTTCAATGAATAATAATTTAAATAGCGTCCAAAGTCAGATAAATACAGTGCAATCATTAATTAACAACATCGTTACTGATACAGGTTGGTTAGATATTAATTTAAAAAACGGTATAACCGCATATAGCTCAAGCGAAACACCTAAAGTTCGGCTAATGTCGATAAAAGGTGTTTCTTTTTTATCATTAAAAGGAGCAGTGAAGGGGATTAAGGCAACAGGAACGATTGGAACATTACCGGATATTATAAAAAGTTATATAACATCGGCTCAACCATTTGTTCAAAATTCAACAAAAGTAAGTAATACACTGAACTTTTCACGTTGGCGTGTTCAAACAAATGGAAACATTGATTTAGAAGGAACTACGCAGACAACAATAGACACTAACCATTGGTTCCCTATCAATACAACATTAATGCTATAGGAGGAAAATAAATGAAACAATTAAACTTACAAAAAAGTTTAACACTCACGTTAGGACAAGATTTTAGACAACAATTGCATACAAATTTTGTTCGAATTGAAGATTTTGCAAACGAAATAAAGCAATATCAAGATTACCATAAAAGCAAAGAAACTAGCGCACATAATTCGGAGCAAATCGAACATAGTGTTAATGGCAATGTAGGAAATGCATTAAAGGATTTAGATAAACGTGTTAGCAATCTTGTGTTATCAAAAGGTAAGGACAGTCTGCAAGAAGTAAAAGATGCACGCGTTGACAATAAAGGTAATCAACATCCAACTTTATATGATCGTTTGCGTTCAGATAGTACAGAGTATCAATTAAATAAAGATAATATTATGGAAGAGGTTGAAGATGCAAAAAATACAGTTTTAGCACAAGAATTTATGTTTGATATTCCAAATCAAGCATGGCAATATCTTACAAATTTATCGCCTTTGACAAATAGTGTTATGCAATCTTTCCACCTGGATAATCGCACAGGAATTATTTATCAAACACAAGCATTTGGAAGTAATTATAAACTATCTAAAATGAAAACGAATGGACAACTATTATCTCAAATGGAAATCGTAGGTGGTGGACACGGTACGCATTTAGGCTATAGATGGATAGATGAGAAATTATGGATATACACTAATATTTTAGATAATGATGGTTATCATAAATTGGTTAGATTTACATATAAACCAAATATTAGTATCAAATACGGAGAATATGACATGGAGGAAGTATTTACAGGTCATCCAGAATTACCTTATATTGCTCCTATAATAAACGAACAAGAAGGTTTGATTTTGTTCCGTGTAGAATATCCAAAATCAGAATGGCTAACACGTAATGCACGTAATTATATAGAAATCAGAAAAATAGAAGATATTGATAATCACATTGATAAAGTATTGTATAGAATGGATATTCCTGCTAAATATAGTGATGGAGATAGTGGACAACCTATGCAAGGTATAACTTTTGATGATGAAAACATTTATTGGTATTCAGGTGATTCTGACCCAGCTATTCCAAATTTCATAACTGTTTTTGATTATAAAACTGGGCAAGAGAAGTATCAAAAAGAATGTAATATAGGAAAAATTGGAAATGAGTTTCCTGGTAACTTTGCTGAAGCAGAAGGCTTACAAATGTATTACGATATTGAAACAGGAAAAAAAGCTTTGCTTGCGGGGTTACTGTAGGTGCACCCAATTATCGTGCGCACCAAATACACGGTATTTTTATGCGCGATGTGTATGACAAATTAACAGCGCAAGCTACGCCGGTTTTAATGACAGAAACAGGGGGTCGGACTAAAACTTATCCACTTGCTGAATATACAAAAATAAGCGATGTCATTGAACCGGGATATTATTATTTAACTACGTCAGATACTTTAAAAATCACTGATTTTCCAGTGCCACCAGAAATGCGAGATGCAGGATGGTTTTTAGAAGTTTCGGCTTCCAATGTTTCTGGTGATACTAAACAAGTGTTGACACGTAATAGTTATGTTAGAGATTTAATGAAGTTTGAACGTATGGTTTCAATTTATAGATTAAACGCTACAGATGGAAATACAACAGGTTGGAATCATGTCAAATCAAGTAGTTTAAATGGTATAGCAGAAGCTGTACCTAGCTTTATAACTAATATGAATCAATTAGGGATTATTACTAACAAAAGATGGTATATAGATACTTCTCGTTCTAGCCAGCTTAAAGATCATCCTAATCCTGGTGTCGCTGGTTGGACGTGTGATATCGAAAGTGTAACAGCAAACACTTTTAAAATAGTATTGAACCGTGTAACTTCTGGTGCTGCAATACAGCGTTATGAAGCTTATTTTAATGCGAATAAAAACGAAAGGACTTCTCCTTGGACATTATTCCAAGGCACTACAGTATAAGGAGGATTAACATATGAGTATGGATAAAATAGCGAGTATTCCTTTAGAAACAACAGCGTATTATCAAAGTTTAACGGATTTGAATATTCAATTTTGGAATCAAGATAAAGACACATCAACTTTACAATTTAAAATAACACGTAATAACTATCCTTTAGCATTGAGCGAAGAAAATATTAAAATTTTCATTGCGCTTGAATCAAAGGATAGTTTTTTAGTTGATGATAAATTGAAGTTTGTAGATGAATTGAATGGTGTTATTGACTATAAAATACCAGATGAATTTATGAAAATTGCAACAAGAGTGATAGGTCAAGTCTATGTGACTACTTTAGATGAAGAACAGGTAGTCGTACAAAGAAAATTTGCTTTTAATGTTGAAAATGACTTAATTGCAGAATTACCCGCAGAAAATAAATTGCGAGAAATTAAATACTTTTCTGATATGCGTTCAGAAGTAGCAGATATGATAAAAAAACTTAATGATGATTTTGAACATATGAATGATTATGTTACTAAAGTTCAAGAAACAACTGAACAAGGGTTGTTATCACTAAATAATTTAATATCCACAAAAGAAAGTGATTATAATACAAATCATTCTAATAGAATTAAAGAAATAAATGAAAAAGGCACACAATATAGTAAGAAATTTGATGATGATAAAAAATATATTGATACAAAATTTGAAGATTTCAAAAAATCTGTGAGCAATAGTGAAGTTATTACAACTGGTCAAACTGCTAATTGGCAAAGATATAAATTGACTGAAGCCGATGGTAAAAGTATCTTTACAAATCTTAATAACGATTTAGAAAAATTAAGGAACTTAACACCTGGTTATTTTTATTGTACAAATATTCCGATTTCTGGAGCTACATCAACAGCCGGGTTTGTAATAGTGGAGATGAGAGACACTAGTGTTAAACGAATTACTTTTAGCCCATATAATTCAACAGATCAATATCTCATGAGATTTTATAACAGTTGGAGTGATTGGGAACGAGTTGGTATAGATCCGAATAATGTTGAAACACCTCAAAATTCACAAGCCAAAGCAAATACAGCTGAAAACAACGCAAAAGTTTATACAGATTTAAAATATTCAAAACGCCACACTGTATTATTTGAAGGGAACGCGAATGGTGTAGGAACTCCTATTAATTTAAGTGAACCTTTAGATAGTTTTATCGTTCTTTATATATACGGCGACTTTCCCGGTGGGGAATTTGTTACTTTAGGTAATCCATTAAGTACACGTAATATTAATTTGAATCTGGATAATATTGTTGGTTTAGATGCTACTAGCACAAGCACATATGAGTGCTCTTTAGCTAAAGTTAACAACCAACAACTTAAAATTAACTCGGATAATTACATGAATATTATTGACGGTTCAAGTTCAGGAGCTAATGCTAACAAGTTTACTGTTCAGAAAATTGTAGGGGTGTATAAATAGTGAGAATATTAATTAATGAAAATAATGAAATTATTGGATATGCAAAAGTTGGAAGTTTAAATAATGATTTTGAAGTTGAAGATTCTATAGTCCCTCAAAATTTTGAACAACTTTATAAGCCTAAATATTTTTTATATCAACCTAATGAAATTGTTATGAATCCACATTATCAAAATGAAAGTGTGGCATCGAATCAGACCACAAATTCTACATCAAATTTATCAAATGATGATTCTTTAAAATTAATGATCGCATCACTTCAAAAACAATCAGTACAAAATGCAATGAAAATTTTGAAGATACAAAAAGAAAATGAAACATTGAAAAATAAGTTAAGTGATTTACAAAAAGGTTTGGAGGTCACATAATATGTCGAAAAATAATGGTTTTATTTCCCCTACTTTTAATGAAATTAAGCAAATGTATTTATGGGATTGCTTAACGAACGACGACATACATTGGTATGTGGAAATGGAAGTTCTAGATACAGTTGACTATGCACTAATAACAGGTGAAAAGTATATAGACAAGCCACAGGCTTAATGCTTGTGGTTTTATTTTTGGAAACAAAGAGGTGCTAAATTGAAAAAGACTTATTTTGATTATATCCATAAAGTTATTCTGTATATGGGTATTGGAATTTTGATGTTCGAAAGAGGTTTCTTTTGGGCAAAAGAACAAGAAGATATATTAGACGATTCACAGTTCTATGTAGCACTTCATAACATCATGCCTATTTGGGTATGGGGTATTCTTGGTATGGTATTTAGTTTAATGTTGATCATCGCTCCTTTTTTCTTACCTAAAAGAGAAATGAATAATACTTTTAATTATTTAATTATGTTGGGCGGTGCAGGTAATGGTTTGTTCTACTTCTTAATGACATCGGCAAGTATATTTCATGCTATTAATTGGCTTACACCATTGCAATTTTCCACACTTGCAGTGCTAAATTTTATAATTTGTGTGCTTGGAGTGATAGGCATTGTCCGAAAACGATGAAAAATATGTGTTGCGACATGAATGGGAGCGTAACACAGGTAAGATATATGAAAGAATCAACGAGAACGATAGAAAACACACAGAGGCAATTAGTAGTTTGAATAACAAAGTGGATAAACAAACGGTAATTCAAGAACAAACCTATGAATCACAAAAGAAACAAGAAAGTCATTTAGAAAAGATTAGTGATAAAATGACAGATTTTGTATCAGAAGTTAACGACTTGAGGTATGAAGTTAAAGGTCACGACGAACAAATAAAAAGTTTCAGTCAAATATTAACTAAAAAACAAACATTCAATGTAGGTATAGCTACTGCAATTGTAACAGGAATATTTGGTTTATTATCTGCAGCAATTGGACTAGCACCTATATTATTTAAGTAAAGTCGGCGTTATGCCGGCTTTTTATTTTACTCAAAAGGAGATAATCAAATGACTGCAGATAAATTAAAACAATATATTGGATTATTTGGTGGTATGTTAGGAGCTTTATACCTAGCATTAAAAGCAAGTGGAATCGAAGTTCCTTTTTTAATGCCAGATAAATTAGACGCATGGCAAAACTTCGCTACGTCAATAGTACCTTTTGTAATTGCGATATACGGCGTCTATAAAAACACATATGTTATTCACTCGCATTCAAAAGCACAAGAAGAATACTTAAAAGAAAATAATTTAAAATAGGAGGGTTATAGATGGCTACAGAGAATTGGAAAGGTGTTAAAGTAAGATATCAATTACTAACAAAAGGAACGCGCCGATATGGCGAAACAATGGATGGTGGAAAACCACAATTCATCGTTGCACATGATACTGGTAATATTAATACAACTGCTCAATCGAATGTGACCTATTATGAAAACACTTATAATATACCTTGGAATAACGTAGCTAGTGCTCATATATTCGTTGACGATAAAGAATGTATCATTTGTATACCAACAACAGAGAAAGCTTGGCATGTACTCTATGACGCCCCTACAGATAACATTTGGTACAACAAAGACGCTAACGATGTAGCGATAGGTGTTGAAATATGTTATTTCAGTGATAGAGAACGTAGTAGAAAAGCGTTAGACAATAGTGCTAGAGTATTAGCATATCTTTCAGAGTATTGGCATATTGATTACAAAACTAGAATGCCAGGACATCAAGATATTCAAGCAGATAAACAAGATCCAGGCAATGCATTAGAGGCGTCGGGATATGGCAGAAATACATCAAATCTTGATAAGTTAGTCGCTAAATACTACAAACAAAATGTAAAGGTTAAAGCTACACCAGTGAAAGTAGAAAAAGGTGCGACATCATTTACACGTGATGAATTCGTAAAATGGTTAAAATCTACAGAAGGTAAGCAATACGATTATGACTTGTACGCAGCTTTTCAATGTGTCGATTACGCAAATGTAGGTTGGGATAAATTATTTGATCATGGACTTAAAGGTAATGGAGCGAAAGACATTCCTTTTAATGCTTATAATAAAGATAAGTTTAAAAATGAGGCTACAGTATATAAAAACACACCTAGTTTTTTAGCTAAACCAGGCGATTTAGTCGTTTGGGGAGAACAAATGGGCGATGGTTGGGGTCATGTAGCTTGGGTCGTTGAGGCTACACTTGACTACATCGTTGTACTTGAGCAAAACTGGCTCGGTGGTGGTTGGACAAGTGGACCAATCAATAATGGAACTGGTTGGGAAACCGTTACACGTCGTAGACACGAATACGACACACAAATGTGGTTTGTACGTCCTAATTTTAGTAACAAGAAAGCAGAATCTAAATTACTCAAGAAATCAAAAGAGAAAAAGAAAGAAAAGCAGATCACATGGAATTGGAAAGGCAGATTTACTACTAATACAACAATCAAAGTAAGACGTAGTCCAAGCTTGAAAGGTTCTGTAGTTCCAAGTTCTGATTGGTTATTATCAAATCAATGGGTAGACTTTGTCAGCATTACTAAAAAAGATGGCTATTGGTGGGCGAAATTCAAATATCCTACTAATCCATCATCAGGTTATTTCTACTGTGCATTATGTAAGATAACAGATAAGCAAGAAAGAATTAAAAAAGAGAAGTATTGGGGTTCCATTAAGTAGAAATAATGTGTTATATTATATATGGATTTCAATCCAGTTTAGTTATAAGATGTTTTAGATAGTTACTTTTTCTCTATTTAGAGGTAGTTGTGGGGACTACCTCTTTTTTTGTGTAAAAAATAGTTTTGCGGTTCCATTAAGCGGAAATAATATGTTAAGCTATTTATAGTTTTCAATCCAGTTTAGTTATAAGATATTTTAGATTCTTATTTTTTCTCTTTTCAGGGTAGTCCTTTCGGCTGTCCTATTTTTTGTTAAAATGTAAATGGGTACCAACAAGTCCTTTGGATTTCGCTTGGGAGACACTGGCAAGGGGTAGTCCTAGTGACTGCCCTGTTTTTTTGTGTTATGATGTACATTACATGCTATAAAATTATCAATGCTGTTTTAAATTCATGAATTGTTATGTTCCTAATAACCACCTATGCATGTCACTGGGTGGTATTATTATGTTACAATATGAGAACATGCATCAAAATTATGAAACGACAGAAATTTCAAAAACTGAAAAATCCATCTAACCGTCTATGCATGCCACTGGACGGTTTTTTTATTTGACTTTATATAAAACAATGTGTATTATTATAGTTAGAAAGAGATGTGTATGTTTGCTGACAATTAATGTATAACTTGATACGTTATTATCAGTTTTTGTAGGGCGGTCTTAAAGATCGTCCTCTTTTTATTTTAATAAACTTTTTAATTAGAGAGACTAAGAATAATCATTACATAGTATTATCCATTACACATGATATTGGTGTGTTATTTTCTAGTAGATTTTTAGTAATTTACTAGCTTTGTGACTGACATGAATGTCACTCGCAAATATGGTATAATAAAATAGAAATTGCGGTACATATCTGCGGAGTGTACTTGAGGTTACTTTTACGACGGTTACCTTATTTTTTATACATTTATGTTGTATTCCTTTAACCTAAGTGGTAAAATCCATAAGAACTACAACTTAGACGGTGAGAAAATGGAGTATATGTATAAGTATTTCTATAAATACCCACAAAAATACAAAAATGAGTACGATAAAAGAATAACTGCACCTAGTGTTGAATTATTAGATTTTACAATTAATCCCTATAATACAACTGAAAAAGCTATACTAGTACGCATGTAAAGTGTTATAATGAATATATGAAATGGTTGTTCATGAAACGACTCAGTCACTGGTACAGACTGATTAAAGTACCTGCATCACATTAACTGAGAATTCATATGTCGTCGCTGACGAGTGACAAGCACTGTGTCCCAAAATGGGGTAGGTTAGTGTGATGTATCATACTTTCGGTAATCAATCCGACATAGTGTAACAAGTCGTTGAAACATTTACGGCAATATTCTTAGATATTTTATCTAACAAACCATGTATAACCTAGGTTAGGTAACCGTATCTTAACTGGTACGGTTATTTTTATGCTATAATTTACTTGATACAAAGCTTGACTGTAAATACCATTATCCTTATAATAATTTTTAGTGCACACGTAAACCTGTGTATTCCGTGCTCAATTTTTAGAAGCATAAAGGCGTTTTACCGTCCTCGGGTACATAGTAGTGTGCATTCTTTTTATGCTATAATATACCTAACGATAACGTCTTATCGATACTATATTCTACTAGCCACGTTCATAAGAGCGTGGCTTTTTATTCGTAAAAATGTTAGCGTTATTATTGGAACTATTTAGTTCCACCTTCCAAAAATAGATCTTTCTAATATTTTGTCCGCGTTCTTTATTGAGCGCGGATTTTTTTAGGGACTCGGGTCCCTAAAAAGTCCCTAAAAATTGGTTTTATATGGTGTGTTATTAATAGACAAAATAAAAAGAACCCCGTCGTTATGGGATTCTTAATTTTAAAAAGTGTTTAATTTTTGGTTATTAGCGTCCTGGGAGGGATACTATAAACCTTATAACGACGGGTTTCATGGGCTTTCGGGTCCCTAATGGGTCCCTAAAAATCACATTGCACTTATTATTTGTGTTGCTTTTGCATCTTCTTCTTTGTATGTTTCTTCAAGTAAATGTGAATAAAATTCAGTAGTAACTGATATATTTTTGTGTCCTAGTCTTTTCGAAATGTAATATATAGAAATGCCTTTGGCTAGTAAATATGAACAGTGAGTATGACGTAAAGCATGTGAAGTGATTTCTTTGATACCTAGATTGTTACAATATTTTTTTAAACGTTTGTTAACTGCATTGTTTGTTAGTTCACCAAAGATAGTACCGTCAATTGTTCTCGGTAATTGATCAATAGATTTAATGATATAATTCATATCCTTTTGACTAATAGACACATAACGTGGAGATGAATCAGTTTTATGTTCATCAATATATATTTCGCTTTTAATTTGATTGATATATTCACGCTTTAGATTTAACGCGCCACTTATACGACAACCAGTACAAATCATGATGAATAGTACGAGTGAAGATGCGTTGTCTTTAGTCATCAAATGCTGTTTTAACACTTCATAATCTTTTAGATTGATATACTTACTATCTTCACTTTTATTAGGGTTATTAGCCCTATAATTAACCTTAAAGGTAGGGTTCTTTGCAATAAGCCCTTCGTATACTGCATCGTCTAATGATGTTCTTATATAGCCATTTAATTTTCTTATAGACTCTTTAGAATGATTTTTTGAAAATTCATTAATAAAATCTTGATAGTGATACCTGGATAAATCTTTCAACTTTTTCTTGCCAATAGGGTGGTTATTGATATGTTCTATAGCAGCAGCGTAAGATTTATATGTTTTGGGTGTTACAGTCGATTTCTTAAACGTTTCACACCACGTTTTAAAATAGTCATACAGGGTTAAATTAGGTTCATAATCAATGCCTTGCTTTAACTCATTTAATTTATCTAATCCAGCAGAATTAGCTTCTCTTTTTGTTCGAAAACCTTTTTGTCTATACCGTTTACCTTTATACTTAAATTCGTATTGCCATTTTTTACCGTCATAACATCGTGTTTGCATGTTATCCCTCCTCAAAAAAGGTAAAAAATAATAAGGGTAGGCGGACTACCCTAAAAATATAAAAAAAGAGTATGTGAAAATGTACTCTTTTTAATAGAGAGTTAGAATCAACTAAATTCATTTATTTGCATTATATTTATTATAATTGTTACCAAAACTATTAAAATAATAAAATATAAAATTATATAGATTAATATAATTTTAATAGTTAACTTCTTTTCTTGAATTTTCACAATTACATAAAGTGAATGTAGGAAAGTGATGGTAATTATGAAAATAATGCCGAAAAGAAAATAAAACATAATTTTAAAAGTCCTTTCTAGCAATCAAAATAAGATTTAAGGATTAGTGTTTAGTTGTTTTATCCTCTATTTTATTATTATCTTTAAGTACATTGTCTGCATGACGGTCGCAAGCAGATAATGATAAAGTTGCTATCATAATAACTGCTATAATAAATTTAAATTTCACAATAAACACCACCATATCATAAAATTAGATATCCTAGAAATGAGATTATACTTACAGCTATAAAAGCCAATGAAATTGTTCTACATGTGTGTTTATAAGTTATCCCTTCAGTTTGTGATAAAAAGAAACTGAAAATAAATAAAAAAATACTAATTAAAAATAAACCGATAATCACATAGATCAATTGTATTCATCCCCTTAGATTAAGTTTATTTCATCTTGATCATATGCAGTAGCTAAATGTGAATTATATAATTATAAAAAAATAAAATTATATAGTATTATCACGATAATAGAGATAAAAACTATGGTTAATACCGTCCACATGGTATAAGCTCTTTTGTAAATTTGTTCGTTCGCTTTTATAAGTTTATAAATATTGATAATTAACAAAATAATATTTACAATTAGTAAAATTAGTAACAATTCAATAACGAATGTCATCATCTACGCCTCCTTTGGACTTACTGTCTTTTTTCATCAATTTCTCTGGCGTATTTTTGTAATTTTCTGCGTGTTTTTATAATACTTTCCTTTTTAGGACGTGACTTCCTAAAAACATTACCTCTGTTAGTTCTAACGGTATAAAAAATTTTCCTCAGTTTAACTTGATAATTAATTATTTTCATTATATTTCTCCTTTATAAATTTATATTATAGCGTCGCTAGGACAGGTAATAATTGCGATTTAAAATCACTATTTATACTGATCGTATTCACCATTTTGAATTTTTTGTTCCTCGTTTTGAATTTTTTGATAAACTTCATCAGCATTATTTTCATCGTAATATCCATTTTCTATAGCATGTTTAGTCTGTAATTCTCCTGATGATAAGCCACCATGATATTTTTTGCGAAGTGCATTATAATAATCTTCTTCAGTTTGTGCAGAATTGATTTCTGAGTTAACATCTTTTGGCACTGATTGATTTCCATCGTTTGATTGTGATTCATCGTTTACATCTTTAGGATTAATTAATCCGGCATCAGTACCAGGTTTATCTTGTTTTTGGTTATTACTTTGTTGTGTCTGTTCAGTAGATTGTTGTTCATTTACATTTTGTTCAGAAGATTGATTTTGATTGTTTTCTTTAGATGACTTTTTATCTTTCTTTTTATTGTCATCTTTTTTGGCTTCTTTCTTCGGATTATTCGATTTTTTATCAGGCTTACTTTCTGATTTTTTGTCATTATCTTTCTTTGAGTCCTCACTTTGACCACATGCAGTTAATAATAATGTTGTTGATAGTAATGCAGTTCCTAATATTTTGAATTTCATTTTTGTTGCTCCTTTATATATTTTTATATTAAAGCGTCACTAGGTGGCTTGTTAATCAAAAATTTGGTAGTTATAAATAACTTTTCCTATAACTTCAATTTCATCTATTGAATCTAAATCATAAGAATTAGTTTTGAACTCATCAGAATAACTTACTGGATCTAAATGTAATTTTGTTTCAGTACGTCTAACACGCTTTACTGTGTATTCTCCACCTAAACGAAGAACCAATATGTCATTACTATTCAACTTATAGTCTTGATTCTTTCTATAATCATGTACGATTATGTATGATCCGTTAGCCAAGATTTTGTTCATGCTATCTCCATTTACTTGCAAAGCAATACATTCGCTAGGTTTACGACCATTGAATGCAAAATTTGGTGCTTTAACTGATTCATTGTCAATTGTCATTTCTTCAAAATTACCTGCAGAAACTTTGCCATAATAAGGAATATCAACTTCGCCATCAAAATCTGGTAGTGTTGATTCTTCTACTTCACCTAAAAGATATCCTTTTGAAACATGGAATAAGCTAGATATTTTTTCAATCATTCCCATTCTAGGTTCGTTTTTACCGTTTTCCCACATTCTTATTGTGCCTTCCGAAACATCTAATTTTTTAGCCATTTCAACTTTCGACAGTCTATTATCTAATCTAATTTCTTTGATGGAATTTTTGAAAGCCATTTTAATTACCTTCCTTATATATGATGTTTTTGACACTTTTTATTATACTATGAAAAATCGTAATTGCAACACTTAAAATACGATTTTAAAAAATAAAATTACTAATTTCAAAAAAATAATTACGAAAAAACTTGCAATCGTATTTATAATTCGATATACTCTAATCATAGCTTAACAAGGAGGTCAAAAAATGAATCACATCAAACAGAACCTAAAATTAGATGAATGGCGCAAAAGAAAAGGTTATACTCAATCATCTTTTGCTAATAAATTAGGTATTTCACCATCAACATATAATTTTTGGGAAAACAATCCAGAAATGATTAAACCTAAAGATGCGTTTAAAATCGCTAATACTTTAGAAGTCTCAATCGATGAGATTATTTTTTTAAAAGACGAATCGTATTTTAAATACGTTTTAGTCGAAGAAAAAGAACACCAAACAACTTAAAGGAGGAAACCAAATGCAAGCATTACAAGAAATTCAAATTGAAAACAATACAGAATTAGGAGCAGTTGTTTCTAGTCGAGTAGTAGCGAATGAGTTAAATAGAACTCACAAAAATGTACTCAGAGGATTAGAGAAAATTTTAACCGGCTCAAATGTGAGCTCGTTAATCATTCCAAGCGAATATAAAGATTCTAAAGGAGAAAGTAGAAAAGAATACTTACTAACAAAAGACGGTTTCACTCTATACATGTTCAACATTCAAGGTCACAACGAATTCAAAATGGCGTACATTAACAAATTCAATGAGATGGAGAACGAAATTCAAAATAGATTACCTGAAACATATAAAGAAGCTTTATCACAATTACTTCAAACAGTAGAAGAAAAAGAGAAGTTAGAACTAGAAAATAACATGAACAAACAGAAAATAGCCGAATATGAACCTAAAGCATCTTATCTAGATACTATCTTGAATAATAAAAGTTTAGTCACTGTTGGACAAATTGCAAAAGATTACGGTATGTCAGCTCAAGCATTAAACAAACTACTTCATGATTTAAAAGTTCAATACAAACAATCAGGACAATGGTTACTTTACTCAAATATTCAAGACAAAGGTTACACACATTCATCAACTACAGAAATTGAGCATAAAGATGGGAGTACATCAGTAAGAATGAATACCAAGTGGACACAAAAAGGACGTCTTTTCATCTATGAATTACTTAAAGATAACGACATCCTACCCACAATCGAACAAACAACTTAAAGGAGGCATAACAAATGCAAGAAAATTTATTAAGAATTAATCCAAATGAAATGTATTTAACAATTGATTATTTGTTAAAACAAATTCAAAAAAATCCAGACCCACAGTTGATTGAGGCAACTGCGAATCTGGTGGATGCGTATAGAAACGTCACTGATTAATTCGGAAAGAAATCAGTTCCAACGTTATTAGTTGTATTGATATTGAAATAAATGACTTTATTTAAATCAATAACTCTGTCCTTAGGTTCTAAAACGTGAATATAATCATTTCCAGTATGGTCGGTAGCCAATTTTCTGATTAATATTTTTTCATCATTTACTAATTTTAGAGTTAGAGAATCAATATTTTCAATATCTAAATAACTAGTAATTAAGTTTCGATTCATAATACGCACCTCCCTTCATAAAGGGATAACAACATTATACACGAAAGGAGTATCTAAGATGACGCAAACTTTAACTGTATCTGTACCCATACCCGACACACACGTGCTTGTCGCTAAAGATGAATACGATGAATTAATAAATTACTCTCTAGATCCAGTTTGGGACTTAAAAGAATTGAAACGCAAATTAAAAATGTCATCTGACGACACTATTAAAGATAGATTATTATTCAATCCGAAGTTTGAGAAGTTACTTAAAAAACAAGGCATCGCACACTATCCAGATGAGAGTTTAAATCGTTGGAGATTCAACGCAAGAAAGATGAATAAATTCATCGACGAACATTTCGAAGAAATACACGGAAAGGGGAGATGAACATGAACAAACTACAACTCGTTAAAATAGCACTCCTAACAGCACTTTTGGTCGAGGAAGTTAGGAATGCTAGTAAAGAAATCAATAACTATAAACATATTACTTATAAACCTAAGAAAAGAACGGTAGTTAATCTTGGTAAAGTTGATTAACTTTTAACGCAGAATTATCTTCAAGAGCACCAGAAAGTTTCGATTCGATTTTACAAACTAAGAAAGAATCATCTCTATCCAAGACTTTACTCAAATAATCACTAATTTCTTCGCTAGATTTAGAAGATTTTATCAACCATACAGAATCCTGAATGTGGATAGCGTCTCTAAATGTTTTAAGCAACTCCCATAAATGAGTGTAATCTTTTCTAGGTGTATGAAGATCATAACTAATCAAATACTTATACAACATATATTTTCACCACCCACTATCGCAGTAGCGATAAAAGGATTATATCACGAAAATTTATTTAAAAAGGAGGTCTACCAATGAACAAATCATTTTTAATCGCACTACTCACATGGTTCACATTTTCACTAGCACTTACATTTGCAGGTATCTACTTCACAACTGCATTAGGTATCGCAATGTTAATCAGTATCGCAGCATTTGTATTTTTCGAATATGAATTTTTTCAAATAAAAAAGACTGAATGCTAACGGCAATTAGCAAACAGTCAAAACAAACAGTCACATAATTTAACTACTATTAATGTATCACGGAGGTACAAATGAAACAACATAAATTTAAACGAATGGCACATGATTTGATGGATTTGATACCAAACAATCGTTTTCAAGTTGACTATAAATACGATGTTATTTGGTTCTCACATTACCATACAAACGGTGTGAGCGTGCTTCAAATAGATAACACAATTCATTCAGAGGGTGAAATGCTAACCAATTTTGAACTAGCTAAAAAAGTAATCAAAGGAGAGTGTTTGATAGATGGAGAAAACCAAAAGTAAATTAACTAAACACTACTCGCACATCGTACACAAGGACGTTGAACACTATGTTGACAACAGACCAACGGATAGGGCGCCAAAGGTCGAATATACAGATCAAATGGAAACGGCACGTAAATTCTTTGATGAAGATTTCGAAGTTTTACAAATAGATTGGAATCAACACGACTTAATCAAAATTGAATCAACACATATCGTTATTAAACGTGAAGAAAGGGTGTCGGTAGATGACTGAACAACTTAATTTATATCAAAAAATAGCAGATGTTAAAGCCAATATTGACGGCTTTACTAAAGATACAAAGGGATACAACTATTCATATGTGAGTGGGTCTCAAGTGCTACACAGAATAAGAAAAAAGATGATTGAACATAACCTTTTATTAGTATCAAATACTACTAATGAAAAATGGACTACACACACATTTGTGAATAAAAAAGGTAAAGAAGTTACAGAATTTATCGTAGAAATGGATTTAAACTACACATGGATTAATGCAGATAAACCAGAAGAACAACTGGAAGTAAGTTATCACGCTTACGGTCAACAAAACGACATATCGCAAGCACATGGTACAGCACTGACATACGCAGAACGTTATTTCTTAATGAAATTCTTCAACATCCCAACAGACGAAGATGACGCAGACGCAAAACAAAAACAAGAAAAATACAAAAAAGTTAGTAGCCAAACAGTAGGTATTTTAAAACAAGAAGTGCTTAACTTTGTCGACTTAATGAAATCACTAAATAAAGAAGTATCTCAACAACAAGCAGAGCAAACATTTGGAATACAAGATTACGCATCAATGACTGAACAACAAGCGGTAAACACTATTTCTAAAATACAAAACATGGCAAACAAATATAAGGAGACTGAACAATGAACACAGTAAATCTAATCGGAAATATAGTAGCTAATCCAGAACTAAAAGGTCAAAACAGTAATGTGGTTAATTTCAGAATTGCAGTCCAACGACAATTTAAGAATAAACAAACGAATGAATACGAAACAGACTTCATCAATTGTGTTGCGTTTGGTAAGACTGCAGAAATTATCGCTAATAACTTTACAAAAGGTAATAAAATCGGCGTTACTGGTTCTATTCAAACTGGAAGTTACGAGAATAAGCAGGGTCAGAAAGTATTTACTACAGACGTTGCAGTTAACAATGTGACTTTCGTTGAACGTAAGAATAATAATCAATCTAACGACCAACCACAACAGCAAAGCGGACAAGCTCAAAGTGGTAACAATCCATTTGATAACGGTGCAGATAATATTCCAGACCTTCCATTTTGATGAGGTGTTCATATGAAAGAAATTTGGAAAGATGTAGTAGGTTACGAAGGTATTTACGAAATCAGTAATCATGGAAGAATTAGAACGCATAAAGATAAAACAACTTATACCGAGAAACATGGTGTTAGACACTGGAAACAGCGTTATTTAAAAGATAAAACACCTAACGGTAGAGATGTAAGAGTGGCGCTTTGGAAGAATGGTAAGTGTAAAGATTTTCTGGTTCATAGATTAGTAGCTTTTGCATTCATACCAGTTGTTAAAGGAAAAGAATGTATCAATCATATTGATGGTAATCCTAAAAATAACAATGTAGAAAATCTTGAGTGGTGCAATCACTTGGAAAACAACAGACATGCATTTGAAACAGGTTTAATGCATACCAATATGGCAGTAAAACTCGTTAATAATTTAGGTATTGAATATGAATTTATAAGTATGAGTAGAGCGAGTCAATTCTTAGGTAGAAATAACGGTTATATAAGCACTAAATTGAGGCGTAATTATACAGAAGTTACTGATATACATGGTAATAAATATAAAATTGAGAAGTTGATATAAATGGCTTTAATCAAAAATTACATCACTCAAGATGACGGTACAACAACCGTTGTCATTGAGGGTGTTGAACTAGGTAACAAAGAAACTCTATTACTCGACAACGGGCTAGATGTAGAAGTCGATGTGCAGGTTGTAGACCCGTTCAAAATAACAGGTAAGCAACGCAGAAAGATATTTGCACTCTGTAACGATATAGAGGCTCATACAGGTCAACCTCGAGAATATTTGAGGTATTTATTCATGGATTATGTTTGTGTCCTGTATGGCTATGACAAAGGCATTTCATTAAGTGATTGCACAAGACAGCAAGCTAGCCAAATTATAGAAGTGACTTTAGATTGGATATTTTATAACGATATACCACTTAGCTATAAGACAAGCGACTTACTAAAAACGATAAATCTTACCTTTATTGGTCGACTGTGAATAGACATTGTGTTATATGCCAAAAACCACACGCAGAACTTGCACATTATCACGCGGTAGGACGAGGACGTAACAGACGCAAGATTAATCATACAGGCAACAAAGTATTAGCTTTATGTTCAAGTCATCATCGAGAACAGCACAACATAGGCATGGACAGTTTCAATGAGAAATACAAATTACATGACAGTTGGGTGGACGTGGATAGTAGGCTCAACCGAATGTTGAAAGGAGAAACGAATGGCAGAAGTTTCATGGATTAAATTAAAAGTCGGAATGTTCGACGATAGCAAAATTAAGTATATAGAAGCATTACCAGAAAGAGACACGATCATTACACTCTGGGTCAAGCTGCTTACATTAGCTGGCAAGTATAACGAACAAGGTTACATCATGTTGTCTGAAAACTTACCTTATAACGAAGAAATGTTAGCTAATGAGTTTAACAGACCGCTTAACTCAATCAGATTAGCACTACAAACATTTGAAAAACTAGGCATGATTGAAGAAGTGAACGGTGTTTTTAAAGTGACTAACTGGGAGAAGCATCAAAATATTGAAGGTTTAGAAAAATAAGAGAACAAAACCGATTACGTAAGCAAAGACAAAGAAATAAACAAAAATTATTAGATAGTCACGTGAAGTCACGTGACAGTCACGCAACAGAAGAAGATAAAGAATTAGAAGAAGATAAAGAAAAAGAAAGAGATAAAGAAGACGTCTTTAAACATTCAATTAATTACATCATGAATAACATTGATAATAACTTAACCCCTCATCAGATGGACAGATAGGATACGCCATTGATGATATTGGAGAACATGCAGATGAAGTTGTTGAAGTAGCTACTGATTATACAAAAGACAAAGGTTGCCATGCAGGTTACCTAATCAAAGTATTAAACAACTGGGCTAAAGAAACGTTAAGACTAGAGAAGACGCTGAAAACAAAGTTAAACCTAAAAATAAAAAAAGTGTTGCAGATGATGTGATTGCTCAAATGGAAAAAGAGCTAGGAGATGAAAGCTAATGCCTATGACTAAACAACAAGCCTTAGAATAATTAAAACAATTAGGCATGTATATAACATTGATTTTGACAGACCTAAATTAGAAACGTGGGTTAACATCTTGAGTCAAAACGGAGATTACGCTCCTACAAGAAAACAAGTGATGCAATACATCAATGACGCTAATCCTTATCCACCTAGCATACCTAACATTATGAGAAAGGAAGTAAAAGTCGTCAAAGAAGAACCAGTTGACGAGAAGACTGCGAAACATCGTTGGAGAATGAAGAATGATCCAGAGTATGTGGCTCAGCGTAAAAAGATATTAGACGACTTTAGAAAGAAGTTGAACGAGTTTGAGGTGAGTAACGATGAATGAACGCCATGAAATTGAAAGTACCATCGTCGCTAGCTTACTTCAAAAACCAGAGCTTGTAGAAAAGTTACGAGTTAAACCTGAAATGTTCATCATCATGTATGAAGTCATTTATAAGTATGTGTTTGATGTAGGCAAGGTCGACCACAACGAAATTTATCTAAAGACTACTAAAGATAATCGTTTCTTGATTTCGAGACAATATCAAAATTATATAACTCAAAATTTATAGGTACGGATTTTTTGAAAGTATCAGCAAGATTTATTAAACCTATATCAAATAGATCAAACACAAAATGTACTACAAGAATTCAATTCTGAACCAAGCATGCACAACTTCGATGAGATGCTTAACAAACTACAAAAGGTCAGTTTGATTAGTGCTACTGATGATAGTGGACAAAGAAAATTGTAGACCACTTTGTCGAAGAACTATATAGCGAAGAACCTAAACAACAAATCAACACAGGTTACAAGTTAATGGACTACAAAGGTGGTTTAGAGCCTACACAATTGATTGTAATTGCTGCGAGACCGTCAGTAGGTAAAACAGGCTTTGCGCTTAATATGTTGCTTAATATCGCAACACAAGGATATAAGACATCTTTCTTTAGTTTAGAAACAACTGGCGTGTCTGTATTAAAACGTATGTTATCGACTGAAACTGGAATCGAGTTAACCCGTATCAAAGAAATTAAAGACCTAGAACCAGATGAATTAACAAGATTAACAACTGCTGCAGATAAATACTCAAACTTGATATAGATTTCATGATAAAAGCAATATCACTACGCATGATGTGCGTAAACAAGCGATGAAAATAAAGATGTGCAACAAGTTATATTTATCGACTATCTACAACTTATGCAAACTGATAGTAACTTAGATCGTCGTAATGGGATTGAAAAGATTTCGCGTGATTTAAAGATTATTGCTAATGAAACAGGTGCAATTATCATCTTACTCTCACAGTTAAGTCGTGGTGTGGAAACGAGAAATGACAAACGACCAATGCTTTCAGATATGAAAGAGGCAGGTGGTATCGAGGCAGACGCAAGTTTAGCTATGTTGCTGTATCGAGATGATTATTACAACCGAGATGACGAAGATGTTTCAGGTAAATCCATTGTTGAATGTAACATCGCTAAAAATAAAGACGGTGAAACCGGTGTAATTGAATTTGAATACTACAAGAAAACGCAGAGGTTTTTC